CCAGATGTTGTGGTGATGAAAGCGCCTGCAGCTGTGTGACCAGAGAGGTAAGACAATACGTCTGCGTCCATTGCGTCTGCCATTTTATATGCAGCACGGTCAGCGGCCAGAGATGTGAAGTCTACATTTGCAAACTGCTCTTCAATGTCATCCATTTTGAAAGCAAAGTAGTTAGCTTTGTCGATGGTGAGCGAGAAGTCAGAGTCATCAAGTTTCTCTACTGAGATACCTGTGTGACGCTGCAGAGGGTTGACTGTTACGTCTGGCTCTTTTTGGATGCGAACAGTGTCGCCTTGGTTTGCAATCTCACCGAAGTAAGAGTTGTTGGTGATTGCGTTAGTTACAGCTGCACGACGAAGTGCAATCTGTGCTTGTTTGGAGTAGATAATCGGGGAAAAGTTCCCGTCAAAACCACCCGATGCGGATGTAATAGCCATAATAATTCTCCTTTATAGATATGGCGTGATATTTAGACACTACATATCCACAATAAAAGAGGCTCGTTGTCTTAGGGTAGTCAGCGTTGCTATCAGGATGGCCGTCCTTCAAGCGCTGGGCCTATACTTAGAGGTAGTTCTTCGTGTGGCTAGTGCTTAGTGAAAAGCATGTACAAGCAGTTTATGCCTGACAATGTACATGCCTATAGTTTTATCCACGATACAAGTATTGTCAACTTATTTCTTTGATACATCGTAAATAAACTTACCAGAGCGCTGAGCATCAAAGATCTCTTCCATGCGCTTCTCGTATTCCTTGATAGACATTTTAGCTACCTGTGACTCAGTGATATACTTAGATGAATCATCTGTGTCAGGTGCTGCCCGTCCTTTAGCTTTAACTGAGGATGCTGCTGCTTTATCAGAGCTAGACAGCTTCTTAGTCTTAATACCTTGATCTGACTTATAAAGATCAATAACTCGTGCAACAGACTTAGCGTCTTCGCTATTCTCATACAGAGCATCCTGTACAACTTTAGGCTGCTTCTCTGCCCAAGCATGAAACGCATCATCAGCACGAATCTCTTGGAAGTCAGGGTGAAAGGATAGCAACTCTGCTTCTGCCTTCTCACGCTTAGCTGTTGTACGTAAAGCTTCAATCTCTTTTAAACGCCCGTCAAGCTCAGAAGAACGCTCACTAGCTTTCTTATCAGCGATTGCCTCTACGATACCTGCAACGTCTGGGTACTTCTTAGCCCAAGCCTCTACTTCATCTTCTGACTTAGGTAGTACAAGCTCATTCTTAGTAGCCGCATCAAGCTGAGCAGTTAGTTTATCAAGCTGAGCCTGAAACTCTTTCTCTTTCTCTTGAGTATGACGCCGTAGATCACCGTAACGCTTCTTGAAGTTCTTCTCTTCTGCACTCAGATCTTCATCTTCTTGTGCTTCAGCTTTTGGTTCTTCTTTTTGTTTGGTAGTACTCTCTGCCTGAACTGGGGGTTCGCTAGACTCTGAGCTATCGGGTTCCGCTTCAACAGCTTCTTCTTCTGTTTCATCTTGCGTTACACCTGCTTGCTTAAGCAGTTCCCGTAGCTCTGCCTCATCCCGCTCTACACGGGACATGTTGCGTTTGTGTGACATTGAGTCTGTTTGGATTAGGGCTTCTGGCATTTGTTATTCCTTATGTTGGGGCCAGCCTTAGCTGGGTAGCCTTATTGTTATAGGGGTAGTTTAGTTTAATCAAAGTAGCCAGACTTACTTCCTGCTGTGCTACCTTTCTTAGTTTGCGCTCCAAGCCCATCAGACTTGTTTCTTTCAGCTGCTTCCTCTGCACGTTGTACCGTGTCTTTAAAGGGATCTTCTGTTTTATCTCTATACATAGAACCTGCTGCACTAGCTTTAGCGCCTGCCGCATCTGCTGCACGTTGTCTTTTTTGCTGGCCTTTCTTAGCAACATCAAGGCTAGTACGAACAGCTTCGTCTATTTTAATCTGCTCATTAGCCTCTTTAACTTCTGCTGTTTCTGCAGCCGTTGCAGCTGGGGTGTAACCTGCCTCAGGCGTATAACTATAAGGTTCTGTTACACCAGGAGCATCAGTCATAGCTGCTTCTACTTCCTCAGGGGTCATTACAGGAGGTGCTGCAGGAGATGTTACCTCAGGCTTCTCAGCTTCTTCTGTCTTACCAAACAGACGCTCAAACAAACCAGGCTGATCTGCAGTCATAGTCTCTGTAAGATCTGTATAGAAAGCCTTTTGCTTAGCATCTAAGGAAGGGTCTTCCATACGGCGCTCAAGCTCTTTAGTGACTAGCTTTGATTGGTGCCATGTAGCTGCTTTAAATGCCATACCCATAAGAGGGTTGAGCATACCTAAACCTAATGCAATAGCGTTTCTATTTGTATCTTTTTGTGCATCAACTAGATCACGTAACTCTGGTGCTGACAAACCCTTGTAGTCAATAGGCTCAGGGTCTGTTGCACTGGAATCAAAAACACCATCGTCACCGCTATCCACAACTGCTTTAGCTTCACTAGGTACAGCCTCTGGAGTGTAGGGAGAGTAACCATCAGGTACTGCGCTCATAGGCATACCGTTGAAGAACAAGATAGTAATGATATTACCTGCAGCATTACTGTACTGTCGTTGCTCCATACCTGTGCCTTGGTAGTTCTCTTCTGTTAGAGGGATGTCACCTGTATCGACTAAACCACCAGGAGCATAACCAGAGATGAAGCCACCCGCATTCATCATAGGTTGTTCTGGCTCACCGTCATCAATTATCTGTAGCTCAGAGATGTCAAACGGTAGTTCGTCACCACCCATCTCCATGCCAACAGGTTCACCACCAATGCGCCCATTAGCTTCCATGGAGTTGAAACCCATCTTAGCTTCTGTGCGTAGATCTTCAAAGAACTTAACACCAAAGAAGCGTACTACATCAGCAGGTACAACATACTCGCCTTCACTCAGTTGAGCAGGGATGTCATCACGTACCTCTTCTGGTAAGGAGCCTGTAGGTACTTCATTGCCTGACACAGGGTCTACACGTTCACCTTCAATACCGAAGGCCATTTCCATTTGTTCATCCATTACTGCTCCACCCTCATTAAACTTTAAAGTCTTACTTCTATCTACAGCAGCATTTATAGCATCATCTCTACTTTTATGCGTACTTGTAGGTTGTATTACTTCTGCATCTAACATCATACGAAGTGTTTCATCATCGTAAGAGTACCCGTTGTGAATAGTGGGTACGTTAACCCACTTACCCTTATGTTTAAAAGTAGTAGACCGCTCAGAAACCATTTTACCATCAGGTGTTTCATACACCTTACGATTAGCTTGAGTCTTCTTACCTGTAGCTTTACCTACTTCAGCCATTCACGTAATCCCTCAAGTACTTAAGTTGTCTAAGCGCTTTGATAGCACCTTGGTGTCGATATACCTCAACAGTATCTGAGAGGTTCTCCATACTTCTATGGTTTGCTGAGATGCGATCCTCAAGCTCTTCAAGAAACGCATCCCATACTTCTTTATCGTTAACTATTCTCTTAAGCGACATTACCGCTGAACCCCTGCTCACCTGGCGCTGGTGCTGTACCCATACCTATTTGACCACCTCCACCACCTGATGTGTCCTGTACGCCGCCCTGAGGGCTTTGTGGTGCCTGTCCCTGTCCTTCAGGTGCTAGGACACCCTCTGGCCCCATTGGTGGCTGTGCTGGCTGCTGAAAGCCTTTGAGGATCTCAGCCTGGATAGCAGCATCCTGCATAGAGTTAGTAACCTTGTCTGGGTCAAGATCCATAGACTTAGCAATCTCACGAATGATGTAGTCCATCTTAGCAAACGGAGCTAGTACGGGGTTCTGTGCTACCTGCAAGAACTGCATCAAGCGCTGTGAACGTACTTCGTTAGCCATCAAGCTCTCTGTACCAGACGCATGTACTTCTAAATCACCACGAATAGACTCATCAAAATCGAACTGCATGTTAAATGCAAAGAAGGACTTACCTAAGGGGCGAATCAGATAGTCATCTACGTTCTTAACTACCGTCCGAATAGAACCGTTAGCAGCAGACATAAGCATAGAAATACCAGAAGCTGTACGCCCAACGCCAGATACTCCGGTTTGTCCGTGAGCAAAGCTAGGGAATCCAGTACTCTCATCTGCTAATACTCGTGCCTTATCAAAGAGTTGCATGTTCTCTTGTGCTACGTTGGGGAACTTGGTGCCGAAGATAGCTTGACCAGGAGCACCGCCTTGGCGGCGGAACACTTTGCCAGGGTAAACACTCATGTCTTGACCTGGTACTAGGTTAGTCTCATCTACTTCTATGATAAGGTTACCAGATAGAGCAGCGTTGTCAATAGCCATACGCATAAAGCCATTCATCAACGTCTGTGTATCATCCATGTTCTCAGCAATACCTACGCCAAAGAAGGAGTAAGGGTTATGCTCGTATGGTACAGCATAGTATGGAATACGTGTAGGTTTGAATGGGTTAAGCACAAAGCGCAGTACTTCACCGTTACAGATCCACACGTTACAGTTTACTTCATCAAAATCTTTTAGCGACTTAGGAATAGATACACCATGCTCTTCTAGAACACCTACATCTACAAAACCCCAAAACTCTAGTACTTCCCAGCGCTCAGAGGATGGCTGTGTGTCATCATCCTCCATACTCATTTCCCAGTACTTCTGGATGTAGTTTGGCCCCTTATCAACTGCCATGCCAATCGAGTCAGCCATAAAGTAGGGACGCCCTTTTAGAGCGCGTATTTGTGTGCGAGACATCTTGTGCCGTTGCACTACGTACTCTGCATCAGTCATAGACTTAGCTTCTGGGTCAGGATAGAAGTCCCACACAGAAACGTGACTACACTCTGGAACAGTTTTAACTAGAGGGTCATACTCACCTTCTTCATTCCAGTTAGGGTATTCCTTATCTACAGCAAACGGGCCTTTCATAACACCCGTACCAAGTAGAGCCATCTCAAACGCCATAGAGCGTAGGTGCGTAGAAGCGCCAGACTCTTGTAGCTGATCATGGATCTTCTTTTCCATCTTCTTAGCTGCAATCAATGCAGGATGGAATGTAACTGTTGTAGGTGAAGTACCGTCACCCTCTACAATCCTATCAGACACAGCCTCTAGCTTGTTAGCAACAGGGCCAAGGCGCTTAGATAGATCAACAAGAGTCTCACCAGGTTGTAGCTTGTTTTCACCATCAAGTAGATAGGGCTTAGGTGAAGGCTGTTGTGTTACAGGATCAAGAGCTTTACCTGCAGCACTAGCGTTAGGATCTACATTGATATGCAAAGACTCAGCTACACCATCAGGTAGCACAGAGGGATTAACTGACAGAGGAAACTTGTTATTACCAAATAGTACGTCTACGATCTGACCATAGGCTGCAAGTGTCTTAGTCTTAGTAACCTTAACAAATACACGAGACTTCTCTGTGTCAGTGAACTGTACATCCTTGCTATACAAACCACGATAGTTACGGTATGCTTTAAGCCACCGCTCTTCGTCAGCATAACGTGAATCCTCAGAACGTTTGTAACGGTCTTCAATGAAAGATACCACGCTAGACTTAGCCTCAAAGATGCTGTCAGTGCTATCTTCTGCAGCTATAACTTCATCTGTTTCAAACATTTCTTCTTGTTCTGCCATTATCAATACCCGAATGATGGATCACTAGCCTGAAAGCCAGTGCGTTGTTTTGCTGGGTTGTAGTCCCATATGCTGCTACGTGGACGTGTCATGATCCCATACCTTAGAGCGTCATATAAGTGATCCTCTGCGTGAGTATCAACATCTTCTGGGTTTCGCTTGTCCAGAGGAATACTTGGAATCTGTGCAATAGTGTTAGTGCAGTTATCCATAAACACTAGGCGAGGCTTCTCAGTAAACTCATCTACCTGTAAACGCCTGTGTATTTCGTTTTTACCTGAGACACGTGAGCCTCTTGACCTGTCAGACGGACGCCAGCGGCACCCTTTGTGATTCATCTGCTCTGCCAAGCTAGGCCCAGTGTCTCCACGGTTGTGCCATAAAGAACTATCCAGCACCCCGTATCTTATTGTACCATCTCTTGCTTCTGCTTCAAGTATTAAGTCTGCTAAGTCAGAAGCTGTAACTTTAGAGACATACATCTCACGGTACACAATTAGTTGCTCATCAGGTGCTACCGCAAACCACAGAACACCAGTGTAACTGCCATACCCATAATCACAAGCCCTAAACCTTGCCCAAGAGTCAGGGATCTCGAATGAGTCCACGACATGTATCTTTCGGTCAAACTCTGGAAAAGCGGCACCCTCATTAATATCCCAGTTACCTTCAAGTAACTGCTTACGCTGATGCTCTGGAAGCGAGAGAAGCATTGCTTCATAGTCTCCAGCCTCAGCCAAGTACGGATTGTCGAATAGAGAGGCAGGAATAAAGCGTCTTTTAAATAAAGGATCACCTTCTTTACTATGCCCTTTAGGGAAAGTAATCGTGTCACCTGTTTCGATATTAGTTGCCCAGAACGCATTACCAGCTGTCGAAGGGTCAATAAACATCTTTTTAACCCAAGCATGTCCGTTTCCTCCAGGGTTTGTTGTTGCTCTCATGTATAGCCCAAGGTCTGACGCATGTGCAGATCTCAAGCGGGATCTCATATAATCCCAAGCGTAAGGGCTATTCCATTGCGTAAGCTCATCGAATCCAATCCAGTTAAAAGCCTGACCTTGATAGCGTGTGACATCCGTGTCTTTATCAAGATAAGACATCCAAAGTCTGCCGCCCTGAGGAGAAGTCCATTGCGACTTACGTTCCGACCACTTAATTCCAGGTATAGCACGGGGGTATAACTCCTGACTTTTTTGTATAAGTTCTCTTAGTTCTTCCGTAGTATGGCGTACAAGCAACCCAGAGAAGTGTGGGTCATTCAAACCATGTAGAGGGTCAGCCAACATGGCGTAGCTCTTACCTCCACCCGCTGCACCACCATATAGAACCTCACGCTCTGACGCACTAAGAAAGAATGTCTGTGGGCCAGGGTTAGGCTTGAACACAATGTTCTGAGCCTCTTCTACATCGTACTCAGCTGCCTTTACTTGAGCAGGTACAGTCTGTTTATCCTCTACTTTAATCGTTTCCGCTGGAATCGGTGTAGGCTCCTGCACCTTTCTTTTCGAGCTTTTCGATTTGGTCAAGCGTTTCTTGGAGCCACTTGGCAAGCTTGCGCTTAATTGTAAGTGCTTTTCTACGTTTTTGCTCGACATCTATTCTCTTCTTTAGACCTGTATACGTCATAGTTCTACCTGTCTCTTTAGTTAGCCAGGCTGCTACCGCACGATAACTATACTGCTTAAGATGGCGCTTTGCAAGCTCTAAAGCTTCAAGCTCTGATTCTATAGGTAAAAGAATTCTGTCGTTATCAGGATCTACCCTGTAACCAAAGGGTATTATCTTTGTAATCCTAACTATAGGGTGCCATTCTTTTGTGTGGTTCTTGGGAGGTAACGGTAGCTGCCAAAAACCTAGGTCTCTCTCAGGTATTATTCGTTTGAACCTTCTTTAGGTGGCAGATAGAAAACGCCTCCGCCAGATGTTACGTCTACTTTGTCTACCTTACCAAGTCCTGCACGATCTAGCAAGTCCTTAGCTGCAACCATCTTCTCTTTAATGCCTAATTCTGTAGGGTCATACAAAGCGCCTACCATAGACATAGCAGCTTTAGGTGCCATACGTGCAAAGTAAGAACGAGTCTTTTCACCAATCTCATCCTTAAGAGTCTCTACAATAGCAGAAGTGCTGGATGTAGGGTCATAACCTGCAAGTTTCTTAGCTTCAACTGCATCTCCATTAGCCTCATCAAATAAGACATCTAGAAAGCGTTGTTGCTTTTCTGTTAATACTCTAGCCATGTTAAGTCCCTTGGTTACCGTTACTTTTATTCTTTAAGGTATTTGCGTAGTTAATAGCGTGATATTTGTGACGTGTTATTATAACAACTTTTCCATTCTTATCATATACAACATACTCACCTTTTTTATTACGATGTAGTATCACAGACCACTAACTCTACCACTTACCTTGTTTTACACCTAAGAAGTACATTACTATTATTAAAGCCCCTACACCTGCTAGTGTTACTGCAATACCTACAGCCCAGTTAATGCAGTTATCTATGAACTCTTGCTTCTTATAGACTAGCTCACGCTGTTCTTTACGTTGTTGTGCTTCTATACGTACTATCTCTTCCCAAGCACTAGGCCCATATGTCCAAGAGATGTGTGACTTAAGCTCTTCTCTCATCTCTTTGAGCTTCTGCTTTTGTGACCATATCTCTAGTGCATTAGATTGAGTGTCACTAAACATCTTGTACATAGGAGGGTTCTTAGCTTTCTCCTCCAAGAAGTCTAGGTCACTTACAGCCTTAGACCACTGAGACACTGCACCAGTCATAGCACTAATCTCGCGCCCTACAGCTACAGCTTTCTTAATGCCATTGTAAGCAGTAGTAGCAGCCGCCATAGCTGTAAAAGGATCAACCATCTTAGTTAGCCATATCCCTATGGTCACGGTTAATGTACCGTAACTCACTCTCCATAACGGCTATACGTTGCTTGAGTTTATTAATCTCATTGATAGCTAAGGTCATAGAGGCAAGCTCATCCCACAACTCTTCTATGTCGCCCCACACATACTGTATCTCTACACCATTACCTTCAACATCACGCTTAAGGTTAATGTTGTCCTCAATAGCCATACGTGAGCCTAATTGGCTTACTGTTTCTTCTAGGCTAGATATTGTGGAAGCCTGTTGTGATACCCACCAGACACCACCAGCAAGTTGTGCAGCCATAGCAGCCACAAGGGCTATAGGTAGTTTAACATTCTCCACAATAGCTCTCCTAACTATCTGTACCGTAGAACCGTTGTTTGATTTCGCCACGGGTAATACCGATGTCTTTTAGTTGTTTGTCACTCATGTTGTTAAGGAGCCAGTAGTCTGCTCTCATCTGCTGTGCTTTTACAAGTGAAGCACCAATAGAAGCAAAGAACTTAGCTACTGCTTTAATGGTGCGTTTTACTGAGGCAGTTACTGCGATTCTAACTTGGCTTGGGTAGTCGTATGTTAAATACATTTGTATATTCCTATATGTTTGACCTAGCTTTATTGCTAGGGACGTACATAGTTATACACAAATGTCAGACGGTTACCTCTACTAAGTTTGCATACCCGTTATGCAATGTTTTGACTTCCTTGGAAGAACTCTTCAACGTTAAAAGTAATAGTCACTGCGTTTGAAGCACTAGCTAGACCACGTAACTTATCACCAAGGTTTAAGTATAAGTTATCTGTAATCTGCAGAAGTGAGTTTGGTGGCATCTTAACAGACTCAGCTAAAGTTATATAGGTAGTACTTTTTAATTCATACCAGTCTAGGCTAAATGTAACCGAACTGCTAGAACTATTATTAACGTATATAGCCTTAATATTACTGTCAAACCTATCAGGAACAGTATATAAGTCTACGTTAGATGTAGTCAGAAGCTTACCTATTGTACGGTTTTTACTTGTCATGGCGCAGTGTTCTCTATGTAAATAATATCTAAACCTGCAGATATCTCAAGGTGTGCATTTGAGCTAGATGCTATTGCACGTACTCTAATGTCTGTCTTTTCTAAAATAGGAAGAGGTGCTTGATATTGCTGATGGTGTATGTTTTCCACGATTGCAAACTTATCGTCCGTTCTAAACACACCATTTAACTCTCGTGTTTGTATTTGTACAGTGGCAAACTTATTGTTTTGCTCTGTAAATGCTGTTACATCTGTCTGTAAAAGATAGGCTGTATAACCTGCAGGTACAGTCCATAGTGCCATTAAGGTTTGGTTTTCCCCAGTAGAAATACGAGCATATGTAGTACCACCATTAGTAACGTTTATATTATTTGTAGGTTCTTGAGAGCCTGATACGAAAGCACGAAACACTCTTAAATACGTCTGTGTCGTTGTAGCAGTACCCGAACCTGCTAATGTAACGGCTTCACTTACCTCATTATAACTTGCATCTAATCCTTGCACCGTAACTTGGACATCATTATCTGTAGCACCTGCATCACTTGTAACGGTCATAGCAAGAGCACTAGTTTGATATGTATATACTCCACCTACATCCCAACAGTCTTCAGTGCTATTGTTTACATTATTATTAAACCCAAACTTAAATAAACGTTTGTGTCCATCTACAAGTCCTCGTGCAACCTGCATGTAATATGGGTAGTCGCCAACGCCACCGCCCATAGTCATTACTTTAGGATACGAGGTAATAGCCATTATTCGTCAACCCACGCTTCATTCTCTGGCGTGTTAGGGTCATCCTTAACGTAGTGACCTTTAGCTGTACGAGCACGTTTCTTGCCTGCAGGAGCAGCAGCCTTCTTAGGCTTGACCTTCTTAGCTAGTTTAGCCAGTAAGGGTGCTTCATCCTGCTCAATACAGATAGCTGTAACGTTAGCATCTTTACTCTGTACGTTGCCGTAGTTATCTTCACCAGCTGACTGGTTACCTGCAGAGTCCCACACGTAGCCATGCTCATCTACACGATAACCTGCAGCCTCAAGAGCTTCCTGGTATTTGTGATAATACTTCATTTCTTACCCTTATTCACTGGACGTGCGGGTTTTACATCTGCACCACAAGCCAAGCCACCATGAGCATAACCCATCTTCTTCTTAGCCATACCGCCATACATATAGCCCATCTTCTTAGCTACTTCTGGTGCTTCTTTCTTAAGAGCTTTCATACCTTTGTTCATCATACCACCTTTGTTCATACTTTCATGATAACCTGTTCCACCACAGTGAGAACAGCCTTTACCCTTACATTTAGGACATACCTTCTTCATGTTCTCTTCTTCCCTGATGCGGTTGTAGACCACTTAACTTTCTTTGGCCCTGTTTTCTTTGCTGCTTCTTGCTTACTAATCTTAGAGGCTACTGCCTTTGGCCTACAGGCTGGGTAGTCCCTACCGTC